CGGGAAACGCTTATTGCCACGTCCAAATTACCGATTGCCGGGCTTTCGTTCACGGACGACGGTTTAGAGTTAAACGGCGTGCCGTTCGTCGCCGGGAAAGTTTCAGATAGTCAAATCATGGAGGTTGCCGCCAAACTGATTATTGCAAGCAATCCGACGGTTAAGGTATTCCGCATTGCGAGGGGCGAAAGTTTAGGCGAAAAGCGTTTGCAGGCGATTATAGATATTGCAAAGGCAAACGGTTTTCAAGGGTTCATTGAGGAAGTAAAGCGGGGGCAAACTGATTTAGTCGTTGAGGAATACACGGAAAACGAATAATAACCGGGGGCGGGCTTTCCGTCCCCTTAAAATCTAAAACAATGGCATATACATTGAACGATAATTTGAAACGTTGGGCGGAACAATACGAAACCGCCGAGTTTATCCAATCCGACCCGGTACAAATCCCGCACCGTTACGATAGCCGGGTAAATATTGAGATTAGCGCATTTGTTACGGCGTGGATTGCGTGGGGTTCCCGCAAACAGATAATCCAAAAGGCGGATTTTATCGACCGGGCAATTTTCAAGGGTGCGCCGTATCATTACATTGTTGGAACCGATACGCAGGGAGCCGCCCCGGAATGGAAGCAATACAAAGGCAGTAAAGAGAATTTTTATAGAACGTTTACATACGCCGATTTTCACGACCTTTGCGCCCGCTTATTTGACGTATATAGTAAGTTTGAGAACATGGAAAAGGCATTGCAAGCGCAACCGGGCGGGCGTCCATTGGAGCAATTACAACGTCTTTTCGGCGATGTTAAGGGCGTGCCGGATATGGAAACGAAAAGCGGTTGCAAACGCTTATGTATGTTTTTGCGTTGGATGTGTCGCCACGGTTCCCCGGTTGACTTTGGATTGTGGACGATTTGCGACCCCCGTAATTTAATCATTCCATTAGATACCCACGTACATAAACAGGCATTGCGGTTGGGGCTTGTAAAACGCCGGACGCCGGATTTACAAACAGCCATTGAGATAACCGACCGTTTCGCCGAGATATTCCCGGACGACCCGACAAAGGGCGATTTTGCGTTGTTTGGTTATGGAGTGAACAACGGTAAGGTTGCACCCGTTACGGCGGAACCGGAGCCGGAAAAAGAACAACCAACCGCCGTGGCTGATTTGTCTATTGCGGACGTTTTGAAAATGCGATTGTTTTACGACAATGCCGCCGCCGAGGTTCGGGAAATATGGGAAAGCCGGGAAAAAGCCCGCAAAGAATTGAAAGCGACCGAGCGTTTGAAAGCGCACCCAATCGACGGGTTACATAATGCCGGATTGTTGGAGCCGGGCGAATTTGTTGTTACATTCGCAAAGGTATTGGATAAACGGGAAACGAAGTTATCACGGGCGGAACGGGACGTTATCCATACAATCGGAATGACAGCGTTTAATAAGACAATGCAAAAATTAATAGCCGATGAAAAAGCGAGAAATAACAGCGACGGGAACAATAAACAATAACGGCGGGTTGGCAATGTACATGGGGGAATTAAACGAGTTTTTCAAGGGTTGGAAAGGTTCCCGCATTATTGCCCGGTTTATTGTTGCGTCCCCCGGTTCGTCCGAGGCTTTGAAAGGGTATTATTTCAACTATGTTGTACCGACGTTTAAGCACGCAATTTGGGAGGCGGGCGAACGTCTTACAGAGGAACAAACCGAACGACGTTTGCGGGAATTTTCCCCGATTATGTACGTTGAACGGGTCAACGAGGAAACGGGGGTATATTCCCACGATTTGCGCACCGTGGCGGATTTGTCGAACGCCGAGTTAATCGAACATATCGAAACGCTCAAACAGATTGCCGCCGAGGAATACAATACATTTATTGACGACCCCCGAACGTTGTAGGTATGTTTTGCAAGTGTAACGGAAAGCGGAAAAATTACCCGTTGGCGGGTTGGCGGATTATCCGCCACGAATACACGCCAAAGCATTACAGCCGGATAAAGTGTTTGCGGTGCGGGTGCGTTTGGATTACACGGGCAAAATATGTTGAACAAACCCCCAACGAGGACGGGCAAAAAAGACTTTTTTAGTATGGAATTAAACGACAAATCCCCGATGCCGCAAGGTAAATTTAAGGGGCAACCGATGGAAAACGTACCGTATTGGCATTTGCTTTGGTTGGACGGAAAACCGTTTTGTAACCGGGACGTC